GGGTTTATTTCACTGCCCCAAACCGTACTTGTTATATTACTTGCATCGGTATAGCTATGAGTAGGCATATTAACCTCACCACTTATTTCTGTTATTACATCTGCTTCATCTATAAATCCTACTGAATTAGCAGAAACAACCACATTACTAATATAGTGTAAGTGTGGTTTTATTGTAACAGGATCTAGCTTATCATCTAAAATAGCCGCAGCCACTATATTCGTTTCTGAATCATCATTAGCATCTGAAAGTTTTTCATACAAAACCTGTTCAAATGGTAGTTCAACTTCAAACGCTTCACCATCTAACGGTGCGCCTGTTCCATCTTCATTCTCATATAAGGTAGATTCTAAATCACCAAAATAAGCACCTGTTCGTTTCTGAAATTCTATATTTAATATAGTTTGTGGTTCTTGGAATTTAAGGTTAATAGGATTAAGTATTTTACCTCTTGATACTTCCACTTCTGAAAAGTCTGTGTATTCTGTTACGTCTAATAATTGACCTTCTGCATAATAATTGTCTACTGTATTAATATAAATGTTAGTATCATCCTGTGGAATTATAACCCACTTAAACATATTAGATAAGCCCTTTATAAAATCTACAACTTTTATTTCAGGCATATTTAATGAGTTGTCAAAATCACTTGATATTATGTTACTGCTAGATGTTGTGGTAACATCTACATCAATGTAAGTACCTATTACAGGATCATAAGCATAGCCTATCTGCCTAACTGAAGCTGTAAAATCTAATGCGCTTTGACTTTCAACTGTCCAATATAATTCTCTAGTACTTGGTTTTGTGTCTACATCTAAAATATAAGTGTAAGTATTTGTGCCTTTTGCAGTTTTTGCATAAGCTAATACATCACTTGAATATAACCTAGACGTATATTCAACATCATCTGTTGCAGGTGTAGGTGTTATTATCACCTCAAACTCCCACTTGAATACATTGCCGCTAAGTGTTATATCTCTATCAAAAATACCTATATCTGTACTATGGTTTATATATGTATTATCACCACCATCCCAATCTATTGTAACAACCCCACCCCCTGTATTTTCTATCGAATTACTTAAATATAAGTATAGGTTTTCAAATTCTGGTCTTGTTATAAATTCAGGGCTAAAAGTAATACCGTATTTAGTTTCAATCGCATCTAATATTCTAGCTACTTTTATGGATGGTTTAAGTTCGTTCCATCTTACGCCAACCTGCTCACCGTTAAAAGCTATATTCCCTAATACATCTGTATTGGTATCATCTGTTACATCACTATTATAATAAAGCCTTCTATTTGATATTAGTGAGTAAACTATATCACCTGAAAATAAAAAACTTTGTAATCCTGTTTTTATTAATGTATCACTATATGCGTGATCGTATGCACTTAAATCTAAGTCCTTTAATTCATCATCACCGAACAAATCTTTAAAGCTAACTAACCTACCCCAAAAATTAATAGTATATGAATACGGTTTGCCTTGTTTTATTTGTACTTTGTTTAGTCTGAATTTACCTGTTTTAAATGGTATGCCGTCAAGCTCTATATGACCATCTTGTTTAATCCTTGCATCAAAACCATTATCTATATTAAAGTCGTAATAATGACTAAATATTTGATTGTTTTCATCCGATGCAGGAACGGTAAAAGACTTAGTATATTCGGTTGTATTTTTGGTTATATCTTGAACGTCTGCAATAGATGAATTAAGCATGATATTTTCATCCTTAAATAAATCTAGTCTTTGGTTCTGTATGTATAACTTTATTATCATATATTGTTTATCTCGTTGTAAGCGTATTCAAATGTAAACTCGTAATTTATTAGCCTATCGTTTTGGCGTGTTTTATATTCTAAACTAGAGTTTTTAACCTTTAAAGGTATGAATGTATTATCTTCTATTTTCCATACCCTTTGGCTTAACATAAGCTGTTTGTAAACCTCGTTTAAATCTTCACTTACAAAACCACTATTGATAGTAAATTGACTTTTACCTTGTACGTTATATGTAACGTATTGATGGTTTCCTAAATTTGGTTGCCCTCTATCGCTTTCAAATTCCTCACTCGTTACATTAAGGCTTTCTTTTTGCTGTTTAAAGAATGTTAAACTTTGTTGTGCGCCCTCTTTATTTATGAAATGTACATCTATTGGTGTATATCTGCACTCCTCTGTTATTAATAGTGTAATAGTTTGGCTATTAAATGAAACCTCAATATAAGTATCTGTTAATGCTTCGGCTACATCTACAATTAAATAGCGTACCGTATCGGTGCTATCATCTGTGCTTGTTTCGTTGTATGTTTCGTTTATATTATTATCTGGATAGCTTATAACTGTAATAGATCCATCGGTTGTATAATCCCATTCTTCTAAATCTAAAGGTAAACAATAAATACTACTGTTAGATACCTTAAATTCATCACCACTAAATAATAATCTATTTGCAGGGGTTGTTGGATTGCTTCCATCTATTCCATACCCATAACCTTGGCTAAATAAATTAGTAGATGCGTATTGTGGTGTGGTTGCATCTGTTGGTTCTGCTGATGTATATGTTACCTCTGTTTTAACCCATATTTGATTATTAGCATCGTTTAAGCTTGTTGTGGTATCTTTTATAGGTGTGAAGTCTATTAAGTCATTTATAAGTCTTGAAATGTTTATAATGTCGTTCCCTGTACTCCCTGTTGGATTGTCCTTTGTAATCTCATAAGTAGTTGATGCAGGTACACTTGCCTTACTACCTTTCCACGCATAAATATAAAGCGTGTAATCGGTGCAGGTTTCCCCACTTGCAACACTTACAAAAGGGGTGGTTATATAATGCGGTGTTAATGTCTTATTCATTATTTGAAACTTAATTTAAACAAATTTTCAACGTCTAATGCGTATGCTTCTATCACTTCTTCTGGCAATTCCTTAAACCTTTTATTAAATGGTTTGCTAAAAAAGTTAGTACCCTCTATACCTTGATGGAATACGCTTTTAGCGATAGCAAAATTCAACCCTTTTCTAGTTGTAAACTTACCATTTTTACGTGGTGCTATTCCTTTGCGTACAGTCCACCTATCAAATACTTTGCTGGGAGGCATCTTATTAGTAAACCCCTTACCTTTTTTGAATAATGATTTATTACTTGTACGCTTTCTTTTCCATTTAGAACCATCTGCTTTAGTACCTCCTGCACCTACTACACCCCTATCTATAAACTCGCCATAATCCTCCATGTTAAAAGATAGGCTAAAACTATTCTTACTTACCTTTAAGTCATAATCTAAACTATCTGAAAGGCTTTTAGATGCGTTCTTTTTCTTTTTAGCTAATTCCCTTTTAGCATCTTCGACTACATCAAAAGCAAATATATTTAATGCGTTCTTTACGTTTGACATTACGTACAAAGATTTATAGTTGTATTAGGCATTTCTACATCAAATGTTAATATCCAGCCGTCAAGATAGTTTTTGCCGTATTCTGTTACGGCTTCTAAACTAGGGTTTTCGGTTGCTGTTATATCATTATCTCCAAAGTTCTTATACATATAACCCCATAACCTATTTAATACGGCTAGGGTTTCATTTAGATTATCTACTTCATTATCATTTAACCAATACTTATCGGTGTTTATTTCCTTATTAAAATCACGTACATTAAAGCACCCTATTTCAACATTTAGATTAACCGTTTGACCGTTTGAAAATGATCCCCCCGTTATGTTTACATGAAGCAAAGGGAATATATTAGCCTTGTCTAAATCTAATTCATCAAAATCTCCTTGTGTGATTGTATTAACGAAACTATCTGCGTCTGCTATCTGCTTAATATAATATAAAAGTTCTGTGTAGTGATTCATATAATATAAACGTAAATCCGCTTATATTGTTATTTATAGGTTTTTAGTATTACCACCCTTTCTTAAATTAGCTTCTAATCTTTGCCTATCGGTATCTTCTGCTAACCATACGTGTATTTCATGCACACCCATATTAAGTACAATACCAACCCCATTTTGAGAAGTAATCGGATGCTTGTTTTCCTTCAGTAGTTCCTTTGCTGTAGATTTCTGGATATTGTTCAACAATTCCTTCGATAAATTGCAAAAAAAAACCAGCGCACCATTTACAACGCTTAAAGGCATTTGTTTCATTAGTTCGGCATATTTAGAAGTGCCGTTGTATTCTTGTATGGAATAGTTATTGAAGTTGTCTATTAATTTAATAGGTCTGAATAGTATAGCCATTAATTTATGAAGCGTATCTATTTGGTCTGGCTTGTATAAATCCATGTCTACAAATTCCTTTGTAGCTATCTTATCAAAGTTAGGTATAAAACCAAAATTAATATTATCCAGTATAAAAGTACTTGTAAATTCATGTTCAGTATCTAATGCTTTATCTATTTGATTTAGTATGTCTACAAAATCTTTTTCCTGTAATGAATCTAAAGTATGATATAATAACCCTGTGAAGATGCACACCTTACGCTTGTTAAACTCAAAATCATTTATATCCTCCCTTTTTATTAGTTCGTGATACCTTTGGAATTGATCTAGTGTTATTTCTCCTATGTGTTCGGGCAGTATTATTTTCATCGTATTTCTATTTTAAAACTCCTACCTAAATGGTAAAATACATTATATCTTATTGCATCAATAGCATGGTTATAATCGTCTACAAATAACTTACTGCCTTTGTCAGCGTAAATATAGTTATTTAATTCTCGTGCTATATCCGTACTATCATTATCTACTACTATTTCATAATCTTGCATTAGTGCAATTCCTGCGCTTATACTACCTGCGCCTTTTTCTGTTGGTACTATATTACAACCTAATCTACTTAACTCATTAATTAAACGAGGTTCTGCGCTATCTGCTATTATTAAATTACGTTCACAAGTATCTAGGTTAATTTTTCCTATTTCAGATGTAGTTAATTTAGGCTTGTAAAGATGTTGTTTTACGTATATCTTTTTTTTGCTCTTATCTATCGCAACTGCTATTAGTGTAGTAGGATCTATACTGAACCCAAAATCCTGTCCATAGCTTACTTGTAAATCGTCTGGATTAAATTTACCATAAGACCAATTAGTAAATACAACACCTTCTGCTTTATCTAACCAACCCCCCATTATAACGTGATCGTATTTATTAGGGTTGTTTGTTTTCATATCTTCTACTTGCGCTATAAAGCTATCTGAAAGGTGTTCGTAGTTGTCTAAGTATGAAGTATGGATATAAGTGATTCCTTTATTAATTACATTAGAACCTGCTTCTACCCCTTTGCCCTCAAAAAAGCGTTTGTAAACAAAGTGTTCTTTGGTTGCAGGGTTTAATACTAATATAACTCTATTATGTATTCCTTTAGCCCTTATACTAAAATCTATTTTATCAAAGGTTTCTTCATCGTGTAGTTCTTCGGCTTCATCTAAAACCCACGTAGTAACACCTGCTAATGATTTAAGGTTAGCCGTTTGTGTACCACTACTTGTCTTAATACCTTTAAACAATATCTTAGAGCCTGTTTTTAGGTTTACTATTTCGTCTTTGCTTATTGAAAAATCGTTATGCAGTTGTGCTGTTTCTATTTTATCTAAGAACTCTGGTATAATTGATACATGGGCAGAAACTAAAGTGTACCTAGTAAATAGTATTACATGACCTACTTCGTACGTTAGAAGCAATAAGAATGTGTTTAAGGAGTATGATTTGCCGCTTCCCCTCCCACCTGTTATTATAAAATACCTACTATCTGAACCTAATAGATTATATTTACTGTTTATCTTTATCAACCTTAAATATGTTCTTTATATCAAAGTCATTCACATTGTGTGTTACTTCGCTAGTTTCTTTAGGTTTACCGTAAGTGTATTCTATTATTATTTTAGATGCCGAAATCCTATCCCTATCATTAGAGTTTTTACTTGTAATTATCTTACCTAGACATTTTATAGCTTCCTCTGAATGGGGTTTCATTAAATCCCTTATACGGTTTTCTTCGTCTTTTCTTTTACGACCTGCTCCTGGTCTTTTCCCTCCTGTTCCTGCCATTGATTTTGTATTGATTATTCAATTAGTTACATTTTATTCGATAGTATGTGTAATTACCTGTATCTACCCTTTGTACTTCTTCTTGACAAGGTATTACTTCTGTATAAAGTAGCACGTGATCTACAAATGTTTTACCGTTGTATATTTCTATTTCTGTTTCGTAGTGGTCTTTTCTACAATTGCAGTTGTCATTATTACCTACTTCTTCTGCACTACAAGATAATAATGCTATTGCTATTAAAGAAGCCGTTACTGCTATTATTAATATTCTTAGTCCTTTCATGTCTATTTGTTTTTATAAGTTAAATATACTTTATCTAATCGTTCTACCATGTTTCTAATTATTTTTGCTGATCCTGAACAGTTATGGCATAGGTTGTTTACTTTCCATAAAAAAATGCTTTCGTGTAGTTTTACGATCTCTTTTAGTTCTTCTGCTGTTACTATGTTTAGCGTTCTGTTTTTATAGTACTTGTCATACCATTTTAATTCATCATCTGTAAAACATCTGTCTGCTTTATATCTTACAGGCATTAACTTGTTTAAAAACTCTTTACGTTCATCACAACCACAATCTTCACCTAATACCTTTTTGGCTACTTTTGCCACTCCTGTCTTTTCTAAGACGTTTTCTATAATATCACCTGCTCCCTCTGGTTTGTTCTTAATAGATTCTTTGTAAGCTT